GCGCGTGATCCTCATGCCAGATCGTGATCAGTTCCGTCCCCTGGCCCACCACCGCCGCGCCAAACCCAAGCGCGGCACCGGCCAGCCCCATCGCGCCGGGGGACGCGCATCCGGTCAGTAGCATCGCCAGACACGCGCCGCCCGATCTGTTACGCGGAGACAGTCGTCACGATCACTACGCCGCTCAGAACCTGCGGTTCCGGCGTCACAGTCACATCCACCGTCGCCGTGAATGTCTTGCCACCAACCGCCAGATTGACCGTGACGGTATCAGTCCCGGCCGCGATGGGCGTTCCCGTGGCGGTCAGGCCCGACGCGGCGACGGTCAGCGTCTCCGTGGCGGGCGTGGTGTCCGTCCAGACCGGGGCGGCATCGGGCGTCGGGGCGGTCAGCATGGGGTTGCCGTGCTGATCCAGATATTGAATCGAGAGGGCCAGGGTGTGGCCGACAGAGATCGTGGTTGCCATGTGCGTATGCTCCATTGGGTGCAGAAAAACAGATACCCCGTTGACGGTCAGGATGACGTGCCAATGGTGACGGGGATGACACCACGGACGCCAGTGGACGTGCGACCAGTCGCGGCTCACCGGAGATGAGTCACGACATAGGCGACGGCCAGCACGATTACCACGGCCGTCGCTCCGAACGCCACATTGGCCCATGCGGGCCATGTTCCGACCTGTGCTTCGACCTTGTGCGCCTCGGCCACGATGGCAGCTTCGATCGGCGCGGCCTCGCGCTTGATGGCGGCGGCCAGATCCAGTCCGATCGTCTGACCCGCACTGGCCAGGTCAGATCGCGCCGCGTCGATGGCGGCCGCGAGAGACGCCTCGGCCGTCGCCAAATCGGCCTTGGCTTTGGCAACGATGTCATGAGCAGCGGATATCGTCGCGGCGACGGTGGTGGCCGTGCTGGTCAGCGGGCCGGGTGTGGTTCCTGACATGGGTTACTCCTTCGGGTTGATGATCGTCACCACCGCCCGGAGCGCGTCGCGGCACGATTGCCCCGCGTCAGCCAGATCGGTGATGTAGTCGGCCAGATCAGCGTCGCTTTTCATCGCGCGCGGGGCGGGCTCTGGTGGGCAGGTTCGTAGGCTTGCCGGTATCTGCACCGGATGCGGCACCGGCACGGGCGGCACGGTCGCGCAATTCGACAGTGATAGCAGGACTGGCCAAACAGCCTTTCGTGATCGGTTGGGCATGGACATCCGCCTTGATCTGTTGTGCCTTCCGCGCCTGATCCTCGGCCTGACTGGCCCGCGTTTCCAGCGCGCTTACCGTCCGATCCCGTTCGGCTTGCAATTCCGCCATCGCCGCCGCCTGTTGCTGGACCGTCGCTTCCGCCAACACGCGCTGGTCATGCTGGTGGATCATAACGACCAGCGCCAGCACGACCGACACGGCGGCGGCCAGCATGAAAATCAGCTTGGCGGACGGGCCAGCGAGTAGCGCCATCATTTTTCCGGGTCTTTCGTCGCTTCGGCCACGACCCGGCGCACGAAATCCTGGCGGCTCTCGTCGCCTCGCGCGGCGTCAATCGCGGCCATGGTGCCGGGCGGATACCGGGTCATCATCGGTTCAGAATGTTGTAATGGGCGGGCCATGTCGTTTTATACCGATTTCCGTATTGACATGCAAGCGCGTATGCCGTAATCGGGATTTGTGCTTCACGGCACGACACTTCACGCCACTACACCTCACTCCACACAACAGCACAACACGTCACTACACAGCACAACACTCCACTTCACACCACGCAACAGGACAACACAATATGCAAGCCTCCATCGCCACCGTTACGCTTGTCGGCGCTTCGCCCTACAGCCAAAGCCGACAACATGACGAATCCCGTCTCGAAGGAGAAGGGCCGAACGATTATGACATTCGCACTTGGCGGTCTAAAATGACCACCGAAACCCACGACGGGAAGCGCACCGTCGTCATTCCGGCTCGCGCGGTCCATCAGTGCATCGCGGACGCCGCCAAATATTCCAAGCGTCAAATCCCTGGCCAGGGCAAGGCAACCTGGACCGCCAAATTTACGAGCGGGGTCATGTTCCCCGGCAACCCGTCGCTGGATACCGATCCTGACACCGTCATTTGTAATACGGTCTCCGTAAACGCGGACGGTGTGCGCGGGTCTGGCAAGCGGGTCATGCGCCGCTTCCCCACCATTCCCGCCGGATGGTCAACCACGTTCGAGGTTTACATTCTGGACCCGATCATCACTGAGCAGATTTTCCGCGAGATGATCGAACTCGCGGGCCTCTTTATCGGCATTGGCCAGTATCGCCCTCAAAACATGGGCAGCAACGGCCGGTTCCGGTTGGATAAACTACTTTGGGCCGACAATCGCAAATTGACGGCCTGAGTAGCGTCACGTCACGTCACAGCACATCACACCACGGCACAACACTCCACCTCACACCACGGCACAACACTCCACCTCACGTCACGCCACAACACTACACCTCACTCCACACAACAGGACAACACAACATGATCGCTCTTGATCTGCACGCCGAAACCCGGAGACTGGCTGACTTCCTTTGCGCAACGCCACGCGGGGAAATGGTTACTTTCAACGCCATGACAAATGTCATTGGCCGCGACATCCAGGCGCACCGATGGATATTATATCGGGCGATGCGCGTCGCCGAACGTGAAAGCGGCGCGGCATTCGCCTGCATCCGCGGCCAAGGGTATCGCCGGTTGAATGTCAACGAACTGGCGAAAGTCGGAGAGACGGCCCGGTCACGCATCAGATCCACCGCGCGGCGCGGCAATCGCACAATCACCACCGCGCTTAAAGGCGAAAATGGGATTGAACCCGGCGACTTGCGGAAAATCCTGGCCGAGCAATCTGTTTTGGGGATGCTGGAATATTTGACCGCTGACAAAGCGTTGCCGGTTATCCCTGAGACCGATACAAGACCGTTGCCCGTGGCCGTGGTCGCGCGGGATTTTCTGGCGCGGATGACGAAAGAAAAGTAGTTCAGAGCAAAGGACCCGCACGCATGACGATAATCAACCACCTGACGCCTGAGCAGATTGCCAAATTCGACGATTACGTCGCGGAATGGACCGCGATAAGGCTATGCACCGAACCCGCCGACCGGCCGCGCGCGGAACGCGCCATCGCGAAAATGTATGAAATCGCGGGGCTTGCGGCACCTCGTGTCGTGTGGTGCGGATCGCCGATGAGCATGGCGCTGACGCGGGCCGTTTTATTCAAAATGCCCGCCAGCGTCGGGGACAGCGTCCGGTATAGCGTCCGGGACGCTGTCTCGGCCAGCGTCTGGAACAGCGTCTGCGACAGCATCTCGACCAGCGTCCGGGACGCTGTCTCGGCCAGCGTCTGGAACAGCGTCTGCGACAGCATCTCGACCAGCGTCCGGGACGCTGTCTCGGCCAGCGTCTGGGACAGCGTCTCGGATAGCGTCCGCGCCAGCGTCTTGGCCAGCGTCCGCGCCAGCGTCTCGACCAGCGTCTCGGACAGCGTCCGCGACAGCGTCTTGGACAGCGTCTATGGACAACACGAAGCGAATTGGCTTGCTTTTTATCGCTACTTCCATGATGTGGTGGGACTGAAAAAAGAAACCCAACGCCTCGAAGGTCTGTGGGAACTTGCCCGCTCAGCGGGATGGACAATCCCCTTCCGCGACATTTGTTTCGTCTCTGAGCGGCACGCAACGATTATTCGTGATGACCAGGGCCGTCTCCATAACCCATCCGGACCCGCGTGCGCTTATCCGGACGGATGGTCTCTTTATTATTGGCACGGGACGACCATCCCGGAAGATTGGATCGAACATCCCGAGACGCTTACCGCCTCAATCGCGCTGCGGACCGAAAACCTTGAGCAGCGCCGGGCCGCGTGTGAAATGCTGGGATGGGATCGGATACTGAACGAACTGGATGCGGTCGAAATTGATCGCGATCCCGATCCGGAAATTGGTATACTACTTGAGGTCAATCTACCGGACAGCGGGCGTGAGCGTTTCCTCCGCGCTCGCTGTGGAACAGGCCGTCAATTCGCGCTGCCTGTTCCCAGCGACATTCCGACCGCGCTGGCCGCGAACGCCTGGACTTACGACATCCCCGCCGACCTGTTGAAACAAAAGGAACACAGGACATGAAGAAAGTTACCACTCGCCCGTCTTTCCAGGGTGATTTGATGATCCGTCGCATCGATGCGGTTCCGGCCGGACTGAAAACCGCCGTCGCGGAGCGCGGCGTCCACATTCTTGCCCATAGCGAAACCGGCCATCATCACGTTATCGAAAGCCGGGCCGCGGATCGGTTCATCGACGAAGCAAATGCGTTCATCGCTTACCTCGAAGTGATGGAACCGACCGAACTGAAACACCTGCGCGACCATGACACGCACGAGACGCTAGTGCGTGTCATGGCGTCTATGAGGTTCGGAACCAGCGCGAATATGCGCCAGAAGGATGGCGGCGTGCAGCTGATTGAACGCGCATCAATCCGGGGTAGCTTAGCGGTAGAGCAACGGCCTTTGAAGTCGTGGGTCGCGGGTTCAATCCCCGCCCCCGGTGCTATCACCGAGCCGCGTCGCCCGGCTCCGTCCCGGCCTTAATCCTCTGACCGGCCGCGCCACCGAACACCAACCCGCCCAGAGCGGCGGCGAACTGGATCGGGTCGAAATGCGCGTTCCGCCACAGCACGTCAAACCCTTCGATCAGGCTCGTCGCGAACACGGCGAACACGGTCAGCAGCTTGGTTAAGTCGCCTGACAGGTTGTCGGCGGCGGTCAGGGTGGATCGGATAAAGCTGGGGCAGTCGCTCACTTGCACGGCCTCGGCTTTTCATCGCAGCACACGATGACAGCCCCACGATCGTCCGTGCAGAGGTGCGTGGCGTGTGCGGGGCAACACATGAGCATGAGGGCCAGGATCACGCCGCCAGCCTCCGTAGCGCGCCCTGGAAGTCCGCGACGCGCACGGGCGTCTGAGCCTGCCACTTGGTGCCGTCCAAGGCGTCCGCCGCCGCGGCGTATTGCCCCGCGCAAATCATGGCCCATGTGTGCGGGAAGGTGGCGGTCCAATGCGACCCAAGTTGGAAGCAGACCGATCCCAGGTAGGGCAGGAACGCCTCATCGGTGATCCCCGCTTCCGCCGCCTGGGATCGGGCCGCCGCCAGGGCCGCCGCGCTGTCGCGGGCGAAAAACGCATCAACGTCCGCGTCGGTAATGGTATCCCCGACCTCAAGGCCGTCGTCATCCGTCACCAGATGGCCGATACCCACGGTGGGCTTGCCCAGGCTGTCCCGGTAAACGGTGAGCCGTTTCCCTTCGCGATTGGCCAGAAGGGCTTCGAAGTCGGATTCAACTGTCACGGCGGCGTATCCTTTTGATTAACTTTTGCACAGTTGCCGTCTCGTATATCCGAAGCGCCAACCAGACGCATGATAACCCAGCGGAGATCGCGGGTAACATGCCGATAAATGTCCCTACGGCCAGAGCGACGGACATTCCGTCCAGAAAGTGCATCATTGTATCCCGGAACGGGTGGTCGTCCATGTTAAATCCCCGTCAATTCGTCGTCATTGGGCATATCACGCGGCTCCGGCGGTTAGTGCAATGTGATACAAACCCACGCCCGGCACGTAGATATTAAGAGTTTTGCTCGTCGTGTTTACACTGATGGATGCGCCCAGGCCAGAATTAACTGGCGTCCCCGTTGGCGTCCCGGCCATGTAGGGGATCATCGCGAACCCCGTAGTCGCCGCCGTCCCCAACGATCCGCTGCCAACAGACGTTCCGCCAAGCAGGATGTTGTTGCCGGTGCCGCTCGGCATGAACTGCACCGGCTGACTGCCGGACAGGCCCGGCACGGCCAGCGCATACCCGTCAGCCGAAGCCGTCGTCCGGATGCCGAATTGTTGCGAATTGGAATTATTCAACCATTGGAAATCGCCGGTCGAAGACGCGCCCAACTTGACGACCAGGCCGACCGTGCCGTCCGTGCCTTGCGCCAGGATTTGCGGGTAATTCCCGGTCGATCGCGCGTAGAGCGAGATGTAATTGACCGGCGTCGCATCATTGATGATCGAAAGCGTCGCGTTCGACCCGGAGTAGTAGGTGACCGCGCCCGTGCCTTTGGTCGCGAAATTCAGACCTACACTCCCATCCGTCCCGGACGCGGTGAACGTCGGATAGCCACCGCTGGCCGCGCCTCGCATGTCGATCTGGTTGCCGATCCCGCCCGTCGAAGCGTTCGGCCCGAACGTCGCTCCAACACCCAGAATGTTCCCCGCGCCGGAGATCGAGAAATGCGGTGCGATCATAAGGTAATTGGTGATCGTCGTGTAGTTGGAAAAGTCAAAAACCGACCCGACCGTGGTGTTATCACCACCAGGGTTCGGGCTGAATTTCATCACGGTCCCGGTCGTGGAAACCGGATTGAAGAACCCGCCCTGGCCGTTGCCAATGTTAATCAGAACCTTCCAGCCCGTGGAAGAAGTCGTCTGATATTGCGACCAGTTTCCGAGCGCCTGATCCGAGTAAATCCCCTGCACCGCGTCATTGGAATACAGCATCGTGTAGATGGCTGATTTCTGCCACGTCGAGGAGCCGCTGACGCACGCCACCGAGAACTCGCCCGCCGTCACGTTGTTGTAGTAGGTCGCGCTGGAACTGGTCAGGGACGCGACATTCGTCGATCCCAGCAAAGACCCTTTGGCCGTCCCGCTCGTCCCGCCATCGCTGGCCCCGCCATAGGACCATGCGCGGACGCCGACATATTCGACGTTGCCGGTGTTGCTGGTCGTGCCCTGCACCGTCGTCACGCCATACAGGCCCGTCACGCCGCCCTGTGTGGACGACACCGCATTCATGGCCGCGCCGATACCGACCACGCCGCCCGTCGCATTCATCCCCGCGACGATATTGAGGTTGATACCGACCGGCGTTTCAGCGGGATTGGTGCAAGTCCCCGTCCAGGTCTGCGAGATCGTGAGCGGCGCCTGCGCGAAAGACGACCCGGCCCATGTCGAGTTGTTCTGGATCAGACTGACCGGCAGACCGGCGGTGATGGTGCCCGCCGAAAGGATCGTTAAGGCGTCCAGAGAGCCGTTGTTGACGACAAAATGCACGTTGTTGTTGGTGGACGTGCCTACCGCGAGATCGCCATTCGCACTGTAGAGATAAACGGCCCCCGCCTGACTGAGCGCGCCAGACCCGCTAAAACCCGTGCTGTTGATGCCAAAATCACCGTAATAACTCCCGGCCGCGCCGGAATTGTTCGCGACGATGAAATCAGTTGACGCCGCCGAACCAGAATTGGTGTTCTGGATAATCATCTGAGCGTAACTATTGACGCTCGTTTGCAACGCCTCAATGATGTTCGTGTCGCTGAAAGACAACGAACCATAGTTGAACGCGCCAACCGTCGCGGATGCCGTAATGGCATTCGTCGCGGTGATGGCGGGGATGGTCCCGGCCGTTTGCGCCAATGTCCCGGCATTATCGACCAAAATCCCGCCGGATGCGCCACCCGTGATGGATGACGTTCCAATCGCCAACAGGCCACTTGTTCCGATGGTCGCCGTTCCGCCAAGAGCAATGGTCGAGCCGTTCAAAACGATGTTGTTCGCGGCACCGAAAACAACACTTCCCGTTCCTACCACGGGAGATTGCGTTAATGTGCCACTGATATTCGTGACGACATGGGTTCCGGTCGCCGCGAGTGATCCATATGAATAAGCGGTTCCGGCTTGCCCGATATACGGGACCGCGATGGTCCCTATCAGAGAAAACGGTTTCGTATTCCCCGTCCCACCAAAAGCAAGTCCCAATGTCCCCGATAAAGTGACCGGCCCGGTCGTCGATGAAGATGGAAGAAGTCCCGTTGAACCACCACTGAATGACGGCAACCCGCCTGGGAAAACCGTTTGCGTGACAAGGTTCGCTATTTGCGCCGATGTCACGCGAACGCTTGACCCGGCCTGCACCGCTTCAAGCAATTCCGTTCCATTCAGGGCCGTAGCGGCGGGGAGGTTAGGGATTTGGATAGTCGCCATCAGGGTTCCTCCGGTGCCAGCGGGCCAGTCGTGGGCACCGATGTATTTTGATACGGCAGACCCGGCGCGCTATTCCCTGGCGCGTTAGGATCAGTGCCGGGTAACATATTTTGACCGCCGGGCGGCTCTCCGGTCTGTTGCGGCGCGCGGTTGTCACTTGTTTGCGTGACGCGCTGCACCGTGCCAGGAACCGGCAGACCGGTCGTGGGATCAATTGTGTCTTGCCCGGTCGTCGTCCGGTAATCCGTCTCCGCATTGACCGGATATTCTGGACGCGGCTGCACAATCGGCACGGGATCGGCTGGCACCACGATGGCGCGTAGTTGTTGCTGCGGCACATCATAGCAAGGATTGCAAACCAGAATGCGCTTATTGATAAGCGATGATCCAGACCAGTCGAATTGCCATCTCAGGTCCACGTGATTGTAACGAAAGCCGCATCGGTCACAGATCGCGTGCGCCCGAGGGTTGGACGGATTGGTCCGGGCGTGGCCCGAGATTGAGGCGTATGCCATCAGACACCGCCGTTCAGGATATTGAGAATGCGGGTATTGCGTTCCGTCGCTTGCAATTCATGGGGATTGCCCGGCTTGAATTTCACGAAATCGCCCGGCGCGAGAAGGCGTTCCCAGCCCGGCCCTGAAACACGCAACCCGCCTCGCGCGACAAGAGTATCATGCGCGGTCGTTTCATCATGGTCGTGCATCGGCAATACGTCGCCCGGCTCCGCGAAGTCATACAGCGTGCCATACCCCAACACTTTCGCGACAGGCTGACCCATATCAGATGTCCTCCGGAGGCGATCCAGAAGCAGGAAGCGCAGGCTTTTCAGGTTCCGGGACAAAAGCAGCAACCGGCGTATCCGCGTTGCCCGAGATCGCTTCATGGATCATGCGTCCATGTGGTTCCGGATCATCCAGGCTGGCCGTGAATGGCAATACAACGCCCGACGCCAAAGTTATCTGGCAGGTAATCGACCGGTTATCGGCCGAAGCAAAAGCGGGATTGCTATATTCAAGAGTTGTCATGCGATCCTCTGCCAAAGCGATGCCGTTTGCCCCGCCGGTCCACAACAGCCCGAAGGAGAGTAGAGCGAATATCCCATGCACTGCCACGTTCCGGCATATGGATAGACCCCAGCCTGATTAGACAAGTTGCTTCCGGCGATGGTCGAACCAAGATTGAATGTTGTCGCGAGACTCAAGCGCGGCGTCCCCCACGTATAAGTTCCGACACCGCCCGCCGTCAACGGAGATGACAAAACGCCGCTCGATATTGTTAGGCCACCTGACACAGATGACACGGTTCCGGCGGTAAACAGCGGCGCTTTGGAGACAAATCCCGTCCCGGTATCGGTCAAAACATTGTTCGCCGTGCCGGGATTGATAATCGAGACCGCGCTTGTCCCGTTTCCAACGACAATCCCATTCGCCGCCAGAGACCCGACACCAAGGCCGCCATTGGAGACGGACAGGACCGCGCCAAGGTTCAGGTTTTGAATGGTGGCGGTTGTGCCGGAAACCGTGATCGCGGCGGTTCCGCCGAAGGTCCCGCCATTGTTGTATTGGACCTGCCCGGACGTGCCACCGGGCGTGGCCGCGACATTGCTGGTCAAGGCCACATTCGTGCCATCAGAGTAAATTTGCTGCGTCGCGCCAGATGCGATTACCGCTGACGATCCCCCGCCAGCCGACGAAAGCGTGACGGAATACCCGCCCGTCGCCATGTTATTAACCACCCACAAGCCACCAACACCCGCCGGAAGCTGCCAGTTCACATTGGCCGTCAACGTCCCCGTCACGTAATAATAAGGAGGGCGGTATTGCGTGTTGGTCAGGGTTTGCACGCCCGAAAGACCTGTAACCGTCAACGTGGTCTGGCCACCGAGTGCCACATCAAGAGCCGAAAAATTGGCGTTGTTGGGCACATTCCAACTGTTCACATAATCGCTATTGCCCGGTTCTTCGAGATATTTGTTTGTCGTAAACGTGCTGGTCATGATGCGATCGCCTGATTAGCGGCGGACAAAGCCCGCGCGATGGTTTCGTCCGGAAGTTTGAGAAGCGGCTTGGTGTGCGTCGCCTGGTTCTTTCGCACTCGATCCACGAGGTTAACCAGCCGCGTCGCGGCGGCTTCATGATCCATGGCGGCGCGTCCGCCCGTGGCGCGAGATACGCGGCCACCGGAGGCGTGTGCGTAAGCGGGAGCCGGTTCTGCGCTGTTGTCTTCCATGCGCTCCGGGACAGTATAGGTCAGAGCGTGATCAATTCGGCGAAAGCCATGAAGCAGTTTCGGTTGCCGGGAAACGGCCTGGATGGCCCGCCGCACATCTTCCGGGTTGGTTGACGCCAGGAGTTCGCCAATCCGTTGTGCGCTGGCCTGATGCAGTCCTTCCACGTGCTTGACAAGCAGCCCGCCAAGCGCGCCAGTCATCGCGCCTTTCGCCATCGCGACCGGATCGAGGCCGTTGTTATAATACGATGTGGTCGCACCCGCGATTGCGCCCGCCGTGGGATTGGCGGCGGCGTGACGGATCATGCCAAAGATACCCGGCGCGCCCGCCATGCCCAATTCAGCCAACTGCCGGGCCGTGGTGGAGTTTCCAAGAGAGGTCCTTAGCCGGTCCATGATAGCTTCGCGGCGCAGGAATGCCTCAATCTGGTTGGCGTTATTCATGCCCAAACCGGCCTGCATCTTTTCGCGCGTCGCCGGACTGTCAAACAGACCGATGATGTTGCGCCGCTCGCTCGAGTTTTCCGCTTTTTGCGCGATCTGCGACGCCATGCCTTGCGCGAAAAAACTTTTCTGTTCAGGCGACATTTTCGCCAGGGATGCTTTCATCTGGTCAATGTCCAGAGACTTGGTCATCCCAACAAAGTTCTGTCCCGCTTCCAAGGCATTTTCTGCCCCGAACTTCTGAAATGCGCCCATGCGCGCGTCAGCATATGTTGGGACGGCAGCGTCAAGTTGATTGACAAGCGCGGATTTCAGTTGCCCGAAATCACGCGCGTCTTCCATGTTTCTTGAAGCGCGGGCGCTATCAATTTTATCTTGCAATGCTCTTTTTACTTGATCCCAAAACTGCAAATTAGGCGTCATCGGCTGGCCGTTCTCGCCGACTTTCAGCGAGAGATTCCCCTCGGCATCCGACACAAACGGGTTGCGAATGATGGGCGGCGGTTCAGCGGGAGACGCGCCAGAAGCGATCTTCTGTAAAACTTGCGTGTTCGCGCCCTTTTTGGCCGCGTCCGCGATGGCTCCGCGCATATCCGGCGCTTGCACGAGATTGGCGAGCGTATCATTCCAGACGCCATTTTCGCCTTCGGCGTAGGCTTGCTTATACAGCGGCCCAACCGTGGCCTTTGACTTTTCCGCCAGATCGGTCAATGCGGTGGCGTTGTTCAGATCGGTCCCGAACATCCCTTTAAGGAACGATGAAAAGCGCGGCCCTTGCTGAGCGAACCGGTCATTAACGGTATTCGAAAGCGCCGCTCTTGCTTCGGGCGAAAGGTTGGCGGCGGATCGCGCCAGAGCGCGCGTCGCCTCACCGCCAATATCGGCCACCGCGAGCGGCTGACCGGATGCCTGCGCCGCCGCGATGTCCTCCGGTGCCATGGCCGCGCCCGACGCCACATCTCTCTGTAGGGCGTTCCCAATCTTGCTGACGGCGGGACTTACTTTGTTAACAAATGGAGAGACCACAGACCCAATGAGGCCAGTAGCAGCCGGAACAATGGCGCCTCCAATGCCACCATAAAGAGCACCAGTTTCTGCCCGTTGCGCACGATCAGCAAGATCAGTGCCGCTACCAGCGCCATAAAGAGCACCATATCCAGCCCCTACCGCGCCTGAAGCCAGTGAACGAGCAGCCGCCAAAGGAACATAACGAGAAGCAAAGTTAGCAATTTTATTGACGCCGCCAACAGGGAGTGCCAATGCCCCGGCGAACTGTCCTCCATAGCTTTCCACAGGCAGATCGGTTTCGTCTGTTGCATTGATACTCCGTTGCCGGGCGAGATTTTCCGAATAGCGTTGCGACCACGTTTCGCTGGATTGGTCGTTTGTCGGGACACCCGGAATATATTGGCGGATGGATTGCGGCAAGTAGCTTACGGCGGTATCGCCAGCAGCGGCGATGTCGCTCATGAACGGGACGGCATTCGCGATCCCGCGCCCCGTCGCGTCAATCGCCCGAAGCGTCGGGTTCATGGCACGGCGTGATGCTTGCTCCGGGTTGACGGTAGTTGTGCCTTGAGCCGTATCAGTCCCCAGAATGCCCGTGATAGGGTCGTCAGACGCATTCGTGGCGTTTGCTGTGTCAGACCCCAGAATGCCAGCAATCGGATCATCAACCATCACATCACCCGCGTCGTGAAGTAGCGGTAAGTCCCAGGCGCTTTATAGTTTTGTTCGACCAAGGCCGGATTGCGGAATTTCGCTTGGATGTCTCGATGATCCTCAGTCCCGTGACTGCCGATAATATATTGAATCGGGGAGTAATTCCAAAGGCGCCTATCGGGCGTCATCATCTTCATGAGCGTGTCACGATCCTGGGTATAAGCGCCCACGGGATGATCCGCGTCGAAAGCCGCGCTCATGTCACGCCCCACGCCAAGAGGGCTGGTGCTGAGATACTTCCGGGCATACGCGCCACGGTCAATATCGCGCTGCGACGCGACCAGTGAGTCAGCGAGGATTTGCTTTATCGCTTCCGAGGTCATGCTGCTGTTGGCGAAACCCTGTTGCAAAAGGGAAAGCGCTCCCACCGCGTGTTCACCCATACCCCGCGCCATCGCGGCGCTTTGAGCATTGGTTAGTTTTTGGGCAATTTGCTCTTGTCCCACGTCTTTGGAAATTCCAAGTTCTCCAAATCCCAACAAACGCGCGCATGTATTTGCGAAATTTGCCATCTCGGCGCGATCCTTGATCCCCGCGCCTGTTGCAAGCGGACCATTCTCGCGCACCATATTTGCCGTTAGTTCAAGAAGCTGCTGGCGGTTGTTCTGGGCTTCAAGGGCATGATGCTGGACCGTCTGCATCTGCGCGGTATTCGCCGTTTTATCCGCGTTCGATGGCGGATGCACGGCGACATAAGACGCTTCACGCGCCGCTATGGTCTGCCCCGCATGACCAAGCGGGACGGTGTAAGAGTAATCGTTCGGCGTGGTCGCCTTGGACGGCGCGCCAGGAGCCGCGTCCCGCGGCGGTTCAGCCGCGCCGGTTGCCTCTGAAGGACTAAAACCATTTAGCGGATTGGGGGGCGGTTCTGGCATTTGCGTGGCGTATTGCGCCCGAAGCGCGCGAACGTATGGGACGTAATCCTGGGTTTCGGCTGGCAGGTAAGACAGCCACGACCGGCCAGAGAGTTGTCCCTTGGCGACAGCATCCCGAACCGCTTGCGGTCCCGCGTTATACGCGGCTGCCGCCATGTCCGGATCACCAAAGTCAGACCGCTGTTTGGCGTAATATGCTTTGCCAAGCGCCTCGTTATAGGCCGGGTCATTATAAAGCCGGTTTTTATCCCATGGCAGACCGGCGAGTTGCGCCGCCTCGGGACCGGTTCCAGGCATGACCTGTCCAATCCCGACCGCGCCCGCGCCAGAAACCAACGGCGTGCCATCTTCGTTAAATTGATGGCCGTGGCTTTCCTGATGACGGATCGCCGCCCATTCCGGATCAAGTCCGGCTGGCGCGGCGTCAGAATATCCCATGCGCCGCAACAGTTGTTGCGCCTGCGGACCACCCATGAGGTGTTCGGTAGGTTTAAGTTTCCATGCTCCAGCCAACATGATCTGGCCGCTTTGAGTGACGACGTAATCGTCATCGCCTGAATGGAATATGGTCCCTTTCGAGAGGTCTTGAAGCATCTGCTGGTGCTTCAAGCCCGCTGTTTCTGGGTAAGCCGTCGCCTCTGCCCCGGTCAACCGGGCGCGCTGCAACGCCTCTTGCGTGTGCGCCTGTTCTTGCGCGCGTTGCGTAATCTGATTTTGCGTCTGTTCGTAAGCGCCCGCACCCGCGCCAACGCCTTGCAGGATCGCGGAACCAAGATAGCGGCTTGGCGAAGACGCCATCGCGCCGATACCGGAAAGGATCGGGACAAGCCATCCCTGGTTTTCCTGCATCCAATTCTGGCCGGGAAGCGTCGCGTTCTCGCCTTTCCCCTTTTCCGTCGTCTGTGACGCGGGAGCCGTCTCGGACGTTGCCGTCATCCCCGCCGAAACATACGGGGCAATGCCACCAGACGGCAAAGGCGGCGGGACCCTGCCCGGCGCGACACCGGGAGGCGTGGCTTCGTGCGTGGCCTTGCTGGATGCGTCGGACGGGACAATGGGCTTCGGCGCGACACCGGGAACCGGCTCGTTACCAGGGATAACGCCGGATACGTCTTGCGCAAGACCGATCAACTTCTCGTTTTTCTCGCGCGCCTGCTCCGCGCCCTGGCCTATCGTCCCAGGGGCAAAAGACCCGGCGCCAATTTTGTTCACCTGATCCGGCGTATATCCGCCATCCGGGACATCATACGTCGGCATATTGCCGGGACCTGTCCCGGCAATGGCGTTGGGATACGTCTGGCCATTATCCCACGTTCCGGCGTCAACGCCGGGCGGCGTCGCGCCGGTCAGATTGTTCCATGCATTTTTCAGAGAAGCGCCAACGGGTGCATTTCGGATAACGCCAAGATTAGTCGGATCAGCAGGGATAACGCTACCAATGGACGCAGTATCATCAGGACTGTCCCAGGTTCCATCATCCACGCCGCCGCCATCATCATATCCGCGCCGCCCCGCGACCCCGCCACGTTTCAGAGCCATCGCCAGACCGGCCAGACCCGCCAGCGTTCCAATGCCCTGTGAAACTTGCGACATCCCACTTGGACCCGGTGCAGGCGCGTTCGCCGTCGCCATTTTCACCGGCCCTGGCGGCTGATCCGCCTGAGCGATATTCATGTAACCGCCGCCGGTATCATCATCCGGCGCGTAAGGCGTCGCGATACCGCCAGCGGCCCGCGCCAGACCGCCACGCGCCATCGGGCCATTATCCGCGATGTTGGTTTGCGCCTGTTGGTCCAATGCCGCCAGATTGGAACCCGTCGCCATACCGTTTACGGTGTTGCCGGTCGCGAGGTTTCCCAACCCCGTGATCGCTTTTTGCGCCTGCCCCAGGCCAGCCGAAACCCCGTTATAGGCCTTCCCGACATTCTCGCCCGCATTCACGGTCGAAGCGAGGTCTTGCATAGCGGTGGGCTGTTGGTGTTGCTGGATCGGATTAGCCGTCATCAAATGGCTGACCGGCGAGCTTTGAAACGCCGATGCGGGTCCGCCCTTGCCGGGTTGACCATTGGCATTCTGACCATACAGGTTCGACGCGCCGGGCATGTTGGCATACATCGCCTGATGCGCTTGCAACAAGTTGGTCAGCCAGTTTGGATCGTAACTCGGCCCGGCGACGCCGCCCGACGCGAAATGACCCCGATGCGCCGCATCCTTCGTCGCTTCATCGTAATCGACCGTCTTGAACCCACGCGCGAGCCCTACCGCTTCCGGGTGATGATGTTCGACGTTCTGCGCGATCAGGCCGATTTGCTTGCCAGGATGACCCTTGTAACGGAATTTGACGATTTTCTGCCCGTCATAGGTTTCGCCAATCGGCTCGATATCTTCTTTCAACCGCTCATCCGAAAAGAACGAAGACGGCTGCGTCGTGGTCGTGGTCGAACCAGACAGAGCGCCAATCCCCTCGGAAATGTTCGCCAGTTCCCCGAGTGTCTGAAAAGGATATGCCTGCTGTTGCTCAAACTGGTTATAGAGCGCCGTCAGACCGGCCTGTTCCGTCTGTTGCTGCGTCGCCCCCGCCGTCTGTTGCGCCGTGGCGCCCTGTAGCCCCGCCGATTGCGCCGCCGTGCCCAACGATCCAAACTGCGCCCCAGCACCCGTCAGACGGGCGAGGTTCGCTTGTTCCGCCGTGAGTTGAGCGCCCTGTTGCTGCGCCGCCGTATTCTGTGCCTGGGTATAGCCAGATTGAAGGGCTTGTGCATTGACCTGATTGTTCGCGAGGTTCTGTTGGTTCGCGAGGTTCGCCGCGGCAATCCCCGCGCGATCCCCGCCGAACGCCCCCGCCATGATTTCCTGGCCTTGCAATCCGGATTGTTGGATCTGGTTCTGATTATTCTCGGACGCGAGCAATGACCCCATCACATCGCCCATGTAAGGCGACATATACTGGTTCGTGTTCAACGTCCCCAGGTTCGCCGGTCCCGCACCCGCCATCGTCAATCCCGCCGCCGCCCCATAATAAGGTTGCGCGGCCGTGGCGTATTGGTTTGTCGCATTGATCCCCGCCGTCTGTTCCTGGTTGATCGGCGCGACGAACGCATTGGGATTGGTGCTGTATTGCTGGAATGGCGTGTTCGGCTGACCATTGGCGTTCGTGCCCATGAGGGCATTCGCCTGACTGGTGACAGCGTTATACTGCGCCAGAACCTGCGGAGGAACCTGGACGCTACTCTGGGAAGTGCTTGACTTGCCGCCCATCACGCATCTCCCTTATCCCGGAATACTCCGGTTTTTGCATTGTAAAGAAAAAACGCGCCCGCCGGTTCCCCGAAAGTGCGTGTATAGAGCCGGATTTTCGCTTTCGTCCGCTCATTGCTCAGGATGCCGATAAGTAACGGCAGATCGAGATCATCGGATGTTTTCTTGGCGAATTCAGCCAGCAACCGCGCCCGCCCGATGCTCGCGGCCCGATAATGCTCATTCACGAACAGGAATTTTTCTTCCAGAACGTCCACATCTGAATAAGGAACGGTGCCCATGCGAAGGACAACACACCCTTCCATCGGCCGCCCCATCCCGCCGATCACACCGACGATGCCGTGATGCCGGGATAACGCGGAATAGACTTCTTCAAGCATTTTGCCGGTATTGGCTGAGACGAAACCGTTTTCCGCATGACACTCCATCGTGAGGCGCATGACATCATGCACATCATCAGGCATTCCGGTTCGGACAACGGGCGTATCGTCTGTCATCTCAATCCTTCGCCGGGCCGGGAAGGCCCTTAAGTGTCTTCACAAGCCGCGCACGCATCTGCTTCACGAAGGCGTCAAGGACCTTATGGCCGTCGTCCATGTCGCCGTTACCTTGCTTTACCACATTGTTAGGGTGGATGACAAACTCTCCGCCAGCGGCGATAATGGGCACCGTATGGGCTGCACCGCCCGCCGCGTAATGCGGCGCAGCCTGATCGTATGGCGTGGCCCCTGCTTTGTATGGTTGCGCCACCTGACTGTAAGGTTGCTTACCCTGGTGATACGGCTTGCCTTCACCGACCTTGCCTGTGCCGTAAAACGGTTGCCCGAATATACCGGACGCGACCTTGAAGCCCGCCATGGTATTACCCTCACCCATGGCCGACACGATATCAGCGGGCAGCACGTAAGCGCCGGACGGGACGTGCATCGGAAGATGGTCCGTGCGGCCCGGAACATGCGACATGATCGGGCCGGTATGGACTTTCGTTTTATCGCCCCCAAGCGGTTTGGGCGGCTTAGGAATCGGCGGGATGCCAGGAACGCCTTCCGGCTCCGGGCCAACCCCAGGGATACCCGGGGGGCGCGTATTCAAAGCCGGAATGGGCGATGGCGTGCCAGTTATGGTGCCGCCAGCCGCACGCCCCCGCGCCACGTTTAGCGCCGCCGCGATAGCTTGTTTGCGAGGATGCCCCGCGCGCTCCATCTCCGCGATGTTTCGCCCTATGGTAGCCTGAGATAATCCGCGCGCGAGAGGCATTTCGTTATCCCAAAATGACCTGACCAGAGTTTGCTTCCTCGGGCTGCGCCGCCACGGCGGGGGGCGGCATCATGGCAGTCGCCTCCGCGTGGATTTTCTGAACCAGTGGCGCGGCTTGCGCGTAAGAAATCGGCGCGTTCGCAACGATATTGAGGATCGCCTGGAGTTCTTCTAGAGTGAACATTCTCATTCCTGTGTTGGTGGCGGGAATACCGCCGTTGCCGGGTCTTGTGCGATGAACGATCGTCCGTCATCCGTCACCCATTCGTAACCATCGGGCGGCGTGCAAGTGATGCCTTCCTGGATCATCCATCGTTGCACAGCATAACCTGTCGCGGTGTGGACCATCAACATCGGAACGGCTGGATAAGATGAAAGATCGATCATCAGAAGAACCAATTGATAATGGCGAGCCCGGCCCCGCCCGTGCCGCCCGCGCCGGATGTGGTGGTATTGGTAGAAGATATGGCCCCACCACCGCCGCCGCCGCCACAGATCAAAGGCGAACCGCCCGCGCCACCCGCGACTGTTGTTGAAGCCGCGCCCCCATTGCCGCCCGCAAAAGACAAGGCCGCGAGATTGGATGTCGCGCCCTGGACGTTATTCGCCCAACCGCTGATACCAGATGAACTCGCCGCATTCGCACTGGTTATGCCCGCGCCACCGCCTCCACCTGAGCCGCCAAACGCGACGTTACCCCCTGCCTGTCCAGGACCGGCAGCGCCACAACCGCCACCCCCAGAACCGGCGGAAGGCCATGTCGCATTCCCTCCGGCGGCACCGCTTCCGCCTGCGCCGCCGCCATTTGTTCCGGCCGTTGTCCCACTCGCCGCGGCAGCAAACCCACCACCACCACCGCCAGCAGAGAGAGCCGAAGTATTCCCTGGGCCGCCTAACCCCCCGGCATAAGCAACCAAGGTCGCAATGGCTGTGGTCCCGGAATTAATGAAAACAATGCTGGTGTTTGACGATGGCGCGGCCCCGGTATTGCCTGCTCCAGCCGCGGATATCGCTGCTCCACCCGTTCCACCCGCTGGCACCGTGGTCGTGTAAAATCCGCCAGATACGTTTAATTCACCGGTCGCGGTCCCGAATGTCACGATACGCTCAATAAACGCCCCCGACCCGCCCGCACCGCCGCCCGTGCAAGCCGTCCCAGCAGTGCTTTGCTTCGCCCCTGAGCCACCACCACCACCCGGCCCCCAAAGCTGCACGATCGCACCAATCGCGCCTGCCGGGATCGCGGTTTGCGATTGCGAACCCGTCAGGACCGTTGTCGAAACCGGAGAGTTCCACGTTCCATCGCCGCGTAAAAAATTGCTGGCCGATGGCGTCCCCGTCACCGCGTTTGTTGCCATATTGGTGACGGTCGAAATGATCGTGCCACTCGTGGGCATCGTAAGCGATGTCGCGGCCGTGGCGGTCAGAGTTCTGGCAAATGCACCCGCATGGGTCAAATTCCCCGCGACCGTAATCGTATTGGCCCCATTATTCACCCCGGTCCCGCCATAGGTTCCGGTGATAATCCCACCATTCCAGGTCGAAGTTGAAATTGTCCCGCCAGAACTAAGCGAGAATAACGCCGTGGTGCCAACGCCGCCGTTGTAAATCGTCAGGCCATCCGAAGCCCCGACGCTAAGCCGTCCGGTTCCCGACGCATAATCAAGGACAAGGCCATCCGTGAACGTCCCGCCATAAGTGCCGGTCGAAATGATCCCATTCGCCGCGACGACACTGGTTGCCGTGGCGGCCCCAAGAGCGGGTGTCGTCAGTGTCGGGGATGATACCAGAGCCAACCCACCGGAGCCGCTGACGGCGGACCCCAGGGCTGTGATGACGCCTGTTCCCGTTGTGGTCGTGGATGGCGCGACACCTGCCCCGCCGCCAATCATCAGCGCATTCGCGGCCAGGATGGCCGATGTCGCCCATGTGCTGGCGCTGTTGAAATACGGAACGCCGCCGCTCGTCCCCGCGACTGTCAGGGCCAGCGTGCCCGAGGTCGTAATGGGCGAACCGGCAACCGAAATCAGACCGCCCGTAAACGTCTGAGCAACGCTTGTGACGCCCGTTCCCGCCGGAACCGACCACGTTCCATCGCCGCGCAGGAAGTTACTGGCCGATGGCGTGCCAGTCACCGCCGCGACGGCTGTAACCGATGACAGCACTGGATTGCCAGCAACCAAAAGCGAGCCAGATAGCGTCAGAGACGTGCCTGATGCCGCGCCAAGAGTAGGCGTCACAAAGATCGGGTTCGTGGTCCCCGCGAACGCGCCCGTCCCATTTAGTGCCGTTCCGAGCGCCGTTTGGACACCCGTTCCAAGCGCGGTCAGACCTGTGCCGCCATACCCCGTCCCAAGCGTGCCCCCAAAGGTAATCGTGCCCGAGGTCGTGATAGGACCGCCAGAAGTTGTCAAACCCGTGGAGCCACCCGATACCTGCACACTGGTAACGCTGGTCCCCGATGGCACGGACCATGTGCCATCACCACGAAGGAAATTGCTGGCGGAGGGAGTGCCCGTTACCGCCGCGACCGCCGTGACCGATGACAACACGGAATTGCCAGCGACCAGAATAGACCCCGATATCGTCAGAGATGTGCCCGCCGCCGCCCCGAGAGTAGGCGTCACAAGGATCGGGTTCGTGGTCCCCGCGAAAGCCCCAGTCCCATTTAACGCCGTTCCGAGCGCCGTTTGGACACCCGTTCCAAGCGCGGTCAATCCAGTTCCGCCATAACCCGTTCCGAGTGTGCCGCCAAAGGTAATCGTGCCGGAAGTCGTGATAGGACCGCCAGAAGTTGTCAAACCCGTGGAGCCACCCGATACCTGCACACTGGTAACGCTACCCGATGCGGTCGATGCCGAAAGCGTGCCAGATGATAATGTCAATCCGCTGCCGATTGCCGCGACACTGCCCGCGTTCCACGCCACCGCCAGCGTTCCAACGCCAACAATAGGGCCACCCGTAATCCCCGAACCCGTCGTATTAACCTGCGTAACCGTGCCAGTCCCACCATTGGAAATAAGCGTGCCAGATGTAATCGTCAGGTTTGCGCCAATGGCCGACACCGTGCCCGCCGTCCATTGCGAAGTAATGGCGAGCGCATTCAACTGCTTCACGATACCATTGATCGCGATGACGCCATTTTTCTGAGTGGTCAGAATGTCATCAAGGCTGGCCATCAATACTTCCCATCAGGCTGAATGCGATACCGCAAGTTACCTGTCCGCCACCACGATCCGAGGTCAGTGCCGCCGATCATGATCGATACCAATCGGCCACGGAAGCGCGGATTGAAATAAGTCGTCGCCTGCGTGACCGAAAATGGACCATATACCTCCGGCGTCGCGCCAGGATAATCAACCACATAGAACGTGATATTCAGCGTCGCGGATTGCACCCCGTTATAATAACCCCATTTCGCATCTGGCCATACCTGATCGACAAACGCTTGCATATCGCCTTCTTGCAACGCGAAATACCCGGTCTGGAACCACGAGTTCATCACGGTCCCATTGGCATCCGGTGACGTTTCGTGCTGGAAAATATACCGCGTCACCGGATCGGCACCAATCGGCGGACCAAACACACTCTCGTTGATCCAGGCCGAACGCCCCAACGCGCCGAAATCCCATGCGTTCAACACCGTGTTATATTTCACGTAGGCGGCCACTTCACCGCCCGATGTCAACGTGGGGTAATACCACGCCACTTCCGCGAACCGGGAATTGACCGCGACCCGGATTTTATTGACGTTCGTCATATCCAACTGTTGAAAGATCACATCCCAGACCGGGCATGGGATTGGCGCGACGCCGCCCGAGGAAAGCTGGAAGAATTGGCTTTGCCCCATCCAATAGACCACGCCGTTAAATGTCCCCGACGCCTTCCGGCCGATCAGCCCGCACCCGACCGCGATTTCATTGAACGAATAGACATTCGGCTGACCAACGTATTGCATCGACCATACGGCTAAATCCGTCCAGACCAAGGCTTGCTGTGGTCCTTGCAAACATCCGACGATCCGCGATCCCTTGGAAAGGCGAAAAGACCCGGCCTGATTGGTCGATTGCGCGATCCATTGATTGTAGTTCTGGACATCGCACCACCGGATCAGAAGCGGGTCTTGCACGCCTGTCAGCGTTGACCCCCACGCCACGATTTGCCGTTGTGGCATGGCGACAAAAACGCCATCATTGACCGGAGGCGCGTAAGTCATGACCGTCGCGAATGGATTGCCGCTCGTGGGGTCCCATTGGAAAATAGGTCCAGACGCCGGGTCGTTCGCCGTTATCGTCGCGGGCGAAGTCTGCGCGCCCGTGGTCGCATTGGCGTATGAAACAGATCCAGGGGATGAAGCCGTCACATAATATGTCCCGTTATACCCAACCGGCGACCCACTTGCGACCTGAATGACATTCCCTACCGGGATCGTGAAATTTTGCGCGAAGGTCAATGTCGCCGTCGTGCCGTTCCCTGACATGGCCGTCGTCGTCAAAACGATATTGAGCGCCGGGACGGGGCACGCAACCAGGATTTGCCCGAAATTGTCCAACGTCCAATCGTTCGTGTAGATCGCCGCACCGATCGATGGCACGACCGCCGTGCCTGACCCATACCCGCCACGCCCATACCCTCCCACACCATATCCCGATCCCATCGGAATAGGGCCAGTCCCGATGTAATAGACGAAATTGGCGTTGCTATTGTTCAGGTAGACCGAGGATGAAGCCGAAGCTAAGGTTGTAGCCTGAATGGTGAAACTGGAACTGGTCACGGATTGCACCGTGTAATTCCCGGACAGCACAACACCATTGAAGGACGCCGGGATCAGAACCGGGAAGGTCGAGCCCACGGAATAACCATGGTTCGCCAACGTGACCGTCACAACAGAAGACGATGAAACGGTCGTGAATTGAGGAACAGCACCGCCCGTCGCCGTGGTGGGGGCATTTAGCAAATTCCCCAAAGCGTCTGTGGCCTGAATTTCATACGTCGTGGAAGTCAACCCGATTGTTGGATAAAACCCAAACAGGACAAGACCGCCAACGCTGACTGGCGTGGAAATATACACGCTATCATAATTCGACGCCGTGAATGTCGCATCCGTGATGATGACGTTCGGGCTTCCACCCGTGGTCGCGAAATTGACTGATGGATTGGTAGTCGCGGTGCGAGGCGTGACATTCACCAAATTCCCATTGGTGATGACATCGAGTTCAGCCGCGAGCGTGCTGGTATTCGCCTGATTACCAGCCGCGAGATGCGTCGCCGCGTTCGTGTCTTCCCAGGCCAGCAATGCCCGCGTGATCGTATTGGTGGGAGACGGGTAAAATGTCTTCCATCCGCCCAACTTCTGGACCAGACCGACGCCGGTCGGATCATAGAAATACCGGATCAGATTGCATGATGAAACCGACGCCTGATTGAGCGCGGGGGTTTCGTTCTGATTAACGCCTGGGATCAGTTTCAGCGCGGCGTGAGGCATACATCACCCCCGCGTAGGTGTGGCGACGGGTGCGGGCGAGTAAGACGACCACGCGGCAGACTGGAATTTCTTTCTGGAAACTTCAACCCCAGCCCCCTTAAGCAGCGCCTGGTATTGCGCCTCATAAGAGCCCGGCATTTCCGGATCATTGGAAGTCGGAGCAAAATTGCGCTGATATTGGCTGATATAAATCATGCTGGCCTGTATCAACAGGTCAGGATACCATGCACTGATATACGTGGTTGACGTGGACGCCGGACCATTGGTCGCATAGGTCGCAAGAGTAGGAAGCCGTATCGTGCCGGTCAGAACAACAGGATACGTCTGATCTGGCCACGGGCCGACAAGGACATTCTGATACGTTGCGCCAAACGTGCTGAGATCGCCGCCGTAAACCGCGAAATACACAGGCTGAGCCATAAGCGCATTCGACCCGTAGACATTCTGGATAAACTCTTTCGTCACCGGCACAAGCGGCGCCCCATTGATGGACATGGTTTGCAGCGTGACGAAATCCCCAACCGCGATTGATAGTTGGTTGGATGTTGGCGTCACGCTGTAAGTATCGTTTTCGACCTGAGATTGTAAAAAATCCAGATCACGCTGGATGCGGAGTTCCGCATAATTGAGCGCCTGCGGGATGATGGCCGTGAACGCCGCGTTCACGCCCGATACCACGCCGCTGACCGTCTGCGTTTGCTCGACCGCCATCACCCCGATCTGGGTAACGTATGCGTTGTAGGTTAAGGGCGTTGTCGCGGTCATTCATCCCTCACGCTCTGTAATAACCAGCCAGTTGCGGCGAGATGTAAACGGCGGACGCCTCGACATCCTGATCCGCCGCTATGGTATAGCTTTCATCCGCGACCGCTTTCAAGAGCGCGGCAATGGACGGGTTCCAAATTGTGGCCAGCCGGTAAGCCAAACCATCCGCGAAAGCCTCCAACCACCGATACGGAATATCGGGCGTTTGACCGGCCGTAAAGGCCGCGTCCTGGATTTGACGCACCCGGTAATAACTCATCGATGTGGCCGACGTGCCGTTCGGAACTTGCCACAGAGTGATCGTGGGGGAAATAAGACGATCAAACCAAAAAACCGTTGTAAACCCTTGCTCGGTGGGGTTCGGATAAGACGCGTATTCGGTGCGGCTGATCGGCAAAATGATCCGGTTCGTCGAAGATGATCCCGAGGTCGTCGTGACATAGGCGTCCAGAATCATGACCGTAGAGGGATCAACCGCATATGTCGCAGTTCCCTGCACCAATGGCACAGTAACCAAATCAACTTTCCAAAGATTAACCCCTTGGTTGGCCCACCGCGCGAGCATGAGATTGACCGCCATGCGCGCGCTCTCGAAATGTTCTTGAGCGAGCGCCGTTCCTCTGATCTGCGCCTTATTGTAAGCGTAGAGGACCAATTCACCGATAGAGGGACCGAAGTTATAAGTCCCGCTACTGGTCATACCGGCGTGACGCCAGATTGCGTGAACGTGGCGCTGAGAGTGCCCGTCCCGCTATTGAGCAGCACACGGCCAAAAACCGGCGCGTAGGCGAAATAGCTTTGCGCGCTGATGGTCGATCCGACGACATTGGTATCCAGGCTGGAAATCCACGACATCCCAGGGACCGTCACCGTGCCACCGTTGATGTTCGGATCGGTGTTCGAGGTTTGCACGGTGTAGTTGACGGTTCCGGTCGCGACGCATTCCAGCGAAGTCGGGGCGGGCGCGTAATCGTCGAAGCGGAACCATGGGCTTCCCGCGACGCCGTTCGTCCCGACCGTCACGGTGCTGGCCGTGGAGCCAGAAGTCAGAATACTGGTCACGGTCGCGAAATCCGTCACGGTCGCAACAGCGGCGGCACTTACGCCGGTCACGACTTCGGTCACGGGCGTATTGCCGAACGTGTTCCCTGTCACGGTAAACGTGATCCCGGCGTCATTACCCGCTGATGTAATCAACACTCGGCGCGGTTTATCCAGCGTCGCCACGGCATTGCCGTAAAGCGTTTCAGACGCCACGGTCTGCGAAGGGGAGATAACATACGAAGCGAAAACGCCCGTTTGCGCGGGAGGCCCGGTTACAACGGTATTCGCGGCCAGACCAAGACCATTCAGCGCCTGATATTGCGCGATGGCCCCGGCGGATGATGTGGTCACGTTCAGGATATTGCCCGTGATCGCGCCCGTGCCCGTGAAGGCCGCACTGGCCAGCGTGCCATTCAACGCGATCTGACCCGCCGCCGCGAGCGACTGCGAAGTCGCGATATTGTTCGCGGAAGCGGCGGCCAACGGACCAACAGTGACGGTAACAGGGCGCATAGATCATTGATCCTATGAAGCAGGGTTCACGCCCAGAAGGCGACGGGGCCGAAGCCCCGCCCATCAGTCGATATTGGCGTCTTTGTGGTGATGCGGAAGGATACCGGCATGAGCCGATGAAAGCGGATTGGCGTTCGACCCGCCCGCCCGGCCACCGGCCTTCCGCATCTTTCGGCCAGCGTGATGATGCGCTTTCGCGCCTTCAACATGACCGACATGCTTGGCGTGGCCGAGTTCCTTCCCGTGCTCATGATGGACATGCCCACCATGTTTGCGCTTCGCACGACCGCCGCGCTTTTTCTTGTCGGCTTCTCCCTCGACAAGCGGCGCGTGATCGTATTCATCCGGCTTGGACTTGAGGTCTTCCTCATACTCACGCTTGCCGGTTTCCGGAGTTTCCAGGCGGCCGCCCTCTTTGCGAGCATGGTGGCCGTGATGATGCGACTTATGACCCTTCATGGCTCATATCCTCAGAAGTTACTGTATTGCGTGACGCCGAACAGACCAGGATTGGCGTTCTGGACCATGTAAGGCTGCGGAGACTGGCGAACGACCAGTTTATTCGCGGCTGTGCCGGACGTGAACCCGGCATAAGTTCCGCGCACATCACCGGTTGTCGTGGTCGCCGTCGTGCGATCGGCGTTCACGTAACCAGTGGCGGCGGTAATCAGCGTCACCGCTGACAGTGAGGTCGCATAGTTGACGATCACATCCCCGAAGCTGTCCGACCGAAGCGGCAACCCGAAGATATCCGTGGTGTCAACCGAGTAAGTATGCGTCGCATCGGCCGCGTTCAAAACGACCGATTTGATATATTTCCAGGCCTTTTTACCCGATACCTGCGATCCCGCCGTCAGCGTGATCGCTTCCACCATCGGGAAGCCATAGATGTCGTAACCAGACACCGTGGCAGTCGTCGCCGTGGCGCCAGCCGCCGCCGTCACCGCGACCGCGCGACCAATCAACGCTTGCGGGTTCCACAAGTAGAGCCCAGGCGTCTGCGCATTGTTCGGCACCGCGCATTGGTTGACGTTCTGAAACGCCAGCGTCACCGTGCCAGTCGTGGCGGTCAGATTGCTGTTGGTCTGATAGGTGCCGGTATAACCCTGGCCGACCGTCGTATAGGTGCCAGTCAAGGTCAGTTGCTGGATGACGGTCCCACCCACCGCACCTTGAGTAATGGTCCCCGTGGTCGCCAGGATCACCATGCCGGGAGAAATCGGCATGGCACTGTTGGCCGTCACCGTCATGACGCCGTTCGCGAACGTGGCCGTCACCGACGCGAACGCATCCAGAGCAACCAATCCGGCGTTGCTGTTGGTATCCAAAACGCCGGTGTCCGACCGCGTGAAGTTGGTCGTCAGATAGACGCCGGTCGTGGCCGAGTTCGCGGACACCAGAGCAAGGGTCGCGCTGGTCGCGTTGGCCGAGGCCACGATTGCGCCGGCCGCCTTGGTATACGGCACGATGTTTTGGGTCGTGACGTTATCCGTGCCCAACCACCCAAAGTCTGGCTCGTTCTGCGCCTCGCCCGGCAGATAGGTGAAAATCGGGCGAGGGTCCAGAATACCAGATCCAGCATAGAACAAGGACGCGCCCCCGAGATCGGGGTTGTAATCCGTGTTCAACGCGGCGACGCCATAGGCGATAAGCGGCCCTTGAAACGCAGAAATAGCCATGCCGCGTGCTCCTTACGAGGTCGGGAAGTTTCCGTAAATCGCACGCCAGTTGTAGTAGGCGAACGAATAACGCTCATATCCCTTGACCAACAGGTTATCGGTCACGAAATCGACCTGCATGTCTGTCTCGAACTTGACGCGCTCCATGTAGGACAGGCCGTCAATGTTCGTCAGCAGGAACCACGCGAACGCCGAGGTCAGGAAGTCGTTCGTCATGTAGCCTTCGGGCAAGCCGCCAGCCGTCATGAGGATCGCATTGACATCGTTGTCCGACGTGCCAGGACGCAATTCCGTCTTGGTCAGACGAACCGCGACCGGCTCAAGCTGCGGCGGGATCACCAGTTTGCGAGCCCGCGCGAAGACTTTCAGCCCCGCCTGATCGCGAAAGTTTGTCCGAACCGCGACCATGGAGTTAAGCAGCGTCGCTTCGTTCAAATCCACCTGCGTCGCGGGCGTATTGGCGATGGTTGACCCATCGATTGGATGCGCCACGCTGCACAGCGCCACGCCGTCGCCAGCGATGGCCGTGTTGTAGGTCTGCGCGCTGTTCAGGATATTCGCGCCGTAGATTTCCTTGGTCTGCTGGAAGCTTTCGATCAGACCGAGGTTCGACGGGTGGAACTGCGTCTTGTAGAGGTTGTCGTCAATGGCCTTGCGAGTGATCGCATAGCCCAAAGCGATTTCCACATGTTCCTGGTTGTAGACAAAGCGCTCGCCAGCCGCGTTGTCGAACGCGGTTTGACCGCCTTCAGTCTTAAGCTGAGCCAGACCCAGGAACCGCATTTCAGCGGTGCGTTCCAGAGCCATCTTCGAATCATGCTTGGTGAAGATTTTGTCGTATTGGCTCGGGATCATTTCGTATTTGCCTTCAACTCCCCGGAGGCCGGGGAGAAGAAGGTCTTTAATCGCAGAAAGATTGACAGCCATCGGTGCCTACTCCTTAGCTGATGCCAGTTGGGCCAGCGCCGTTGCTGCGCAGGATTTCGTTGTTGAACCCGACAACCACAACCGGATAGTTGGTCGTGGGATCAGTGCCGTTCTGCCCCGGAGGATCGAAAAGATAATCGATGATGATGAAGGGGAAGGTAACGGTCGTTCCAACAGACGAAAGATACGCACCGGACAGACCATTCGCGGTGGAACCAGTGCCGATGGTGAACTGAGCATATTGCCCAATTGGCAGGGACGTAATGATACTGGACGAAGCCGACGTGTTGTAGAAAGACGCCCCACTGGCCTGCACTTTGAAGCGCGAGTTGGGATCATCGATGACATACGCGGTCACATCACCATTGGCGTCCGATCCGGGCCAATAGTTCGACCAGACTTTACGCTTCTGAGCAACGGAGATGTATTCGCATCCCCAGAACACACCAGCCAGCGTGGTCGTGCCCGCCGCGGCTTGCGTGATATAACCAGTCGCGGGACCGATAACCGGCATGACCGGATCGCCCGCGAAAATGGCGGTTGAGTTGCCCGAGGCAATGCGACGCTTTTGCATCGCGAAAGTGGGGACACCGCCCGCGCCACCTTGATAGTGCTGGAACCCAAACGGCGACAAGATGTTCGCCATGATGGAGGTTCTCCTGTGACAGAGAGCCCATCATCGCGCATCGCGCGGGACTAAGGACCGGGGAAGAAGGGACCCCGCCATCGCGGCGGAGTGCTATGTCTGGGTTGGTTAGACCATCTGACAACGGGTGTCAATATGTTATTTACGCATCCGGGACCGGCATCGCATCATACGATTTGTTGATTTTCGGCCGAACCCGGCGATCACTGGTCCGGTCAAAATGCCCCGGAGGCGCGGCGGACAGTTGTTCTTCTTTCATCCGCACCTGGTCGCGCGCCCGCTGACGATCCATATCCCGAATTCGTTCGGTGATGGCTTCGGGTCGTTGCATCAGGACCATGCCCTTGCGCTCGATCACCGGATGATCGCCGCCCTTCGGCATCATCTCAGGATGGCGCTCGGTCGGGACCGGCTCCCAGCCCATGCGGGCCAGTTGCACCGTATACGCCGGGTCTTCCTGGTTCAGGACGGTTCGACGCTTCCATTCGTACGTCCACCCGTCCGGCGTAATGCCATCCGGGATGTAGAATTCATCCGTCCCTTGGTCCAGATCGCCCAAATGACCAAGGATTTCCTTGGTCCGGCGGTCAGCTTCGGCGCGAGACGGCGCGACACGCATATCCGATCGCAGCGGGGGACGGCCAGGGCCGCGCTTGGGTTCTGTGGTTTCGCTCATGTTCAATTCCTCAAACGACCGGCCGCGATCAAATCGGCCTTGTTTTTCGCGTAGTCCTGTTCCGTCATGCCCATCATGGACGCCATCTCGCGTTCATCGGCGGACAGACGGATGACATTGGATTTGGTGCCATTCATGCCAGCACGGGAGACCGGAGCGGCGGGGGGAGCGGCTCGACGTTGCGTAACCTGCGCCGCCGCCGCCATCGGATCATCCTGCGGTTCCGAAGGTGCTTGCCTACGGAAGCCCATGATATTTTCAATTTCCTGAAAATATTCATCGGTGTCCGCCGGAATGCCATCGGCCTGCGTCACATTATGCGCCGCGATCATTTTCGCGTTCAGACGCGCATCCCGGACGCATTCAGGATGCGCGCGCACCCATGCCGCCGAACGAGGCGTGAGAGTGGCGGCGAATGCCTCTACCGGATCGGCCGCACGCGGCGTTTGCGGCTTTGGACGGCTTTCGGCGGCGGATTTTCCTTCCTCAAGGCGCGACAGACGCGCCGCCGCGATCTGCCCCGCTTCCTGTGCGTCGCTCGCGGCCTTGTAATCGCCCGATTCCATCGCGGCCTGCCAATTCGCCTTGGCCATGGCCTGATCGCGCTTGACGGTCTCGATGGAGTTCTTGATGAGCGTCAGATTGGCGTCTTCGACTTCGCTTTTGGCCGCCACAACCTGCGTGCGCGCTTCGTATTCGCGCTGTTCCGCCGCCTGACGCGCGGCTTTTTCTTCTGCCAGCCGTTTTTTCAGGTCTTCAATGCCTTCTTCGGCACTTAAAACCGGAACCTCGGGAGTGGCGGGCGTTTCCGGCGCGCTATCAGCGTGCTCGACAACGATGTCTGTGGTTTCTTCGGTCATCACCACACCTCATCCGGGTTCTGAATGCGCATCCGAACCGTCGTGTCCAGCAAAATCCGGCAAAGCGTCTTCCGGATCGTGATCGGCCAGCCATCCGAGGCCCGATAAACGATCCAATCCCCGTCATTCACGACCTGATCCTTAAACCAATCGTCTTCGGGATTGGCATCAAACGCTGCCGGGCCACGTTTCAGCACGAGCCCCACTTTCGATTGATATTGGTCCTCTCCGCGCGTGTGATCGGTCAGGATAATGCCGCCCTGGGTGCGCTCGGGCCGCTGATAAACGGCCACCAGGACCTGGTTGTTGAACAGTTCAATGCTCGACAGGTCCCCGATTTGATCCTGTAGCAATTTACGCGGATCAGTATCATGTTTCAGCGTCGTTATGTAAGACATCCGGCTTTCCTTCTGCTATGGACATCGCGTCCTCAAACAGGTTAAGGGCTTCACGCAGCCCCCTAATTTGACCCGTCAGAGCCTTATAACGATCCGGATCAAGCATCCCTTCCAAGATCGTCTCGGAAATGAGCTTGATCCGGTCGTTTATCAATTCTTCGCACTTGCGTTGAACGCGGCGATCAAACGTCAGCATCAGCGTTGCAGTGCGATTTTTTCCAACCGTCCTTCCGCGCCACCGGCACCCGCCGTCATGTCAGCGGGCGTATGCACACGACCGCCTTTCTTGCGCGGCATCATACCGCCCGGCGGCATGGCACCCGGCGGCATCTGCGGAGGCATACCGGGCGGCATCCCACCCATTGGCATCCCCTGAGCGGGCGGCGCGACGGGAACGGGCTGCACAGGCGGACGCGGCGGCGGCACAGGTCCGGCGCCCGGTGCCATCATCTGGCCATCCTGCCCACCATGTGGATTGACCGCGATCACGATGTTGGTTTTGCCCTTGGCCTTACCACCAGACGCGCGCGCGATCCTGTCCCCGGTCGGCCGCGTGCCGCCTTCGTAGTTGGCCCGACCGCCGCGTTCCTCGTGGTGCATCCCCTTGAGCGTTTCCGCCAGACGAGCGCGCTTCGCGGTTTTGGGATTGCGCGAATGCTCCGCTTTTTCCAACTTCTTCTCGGGGATTTTCTTGCCCTTCGGCACGCCAAGCGACTTGTGCAACGCGCCGGAATGCTTGATGGCACCAGATATCCAATGACCGGCTTCCCCACCATCCTTGCGACCGGTCCGCGCTTCTTTCTTGACCATCCGATCAATCAGCGCACGATCCTCTTTCTCGTCCGCGTGACCGCCATGCTTGTATCCGCCGACATGAGGCTTGCCGAACTCAGCGTTCGCTTCCTTGCCGTCGCGGTTCATGTAAGCATTGACGCCGCCGCCAGCTTTGCGCGCTTTTCGTCCGGCGTGGTGATGCGCCTCATGACCATCGACATGACCGCCTCGCTTGTACTGGCGCGGCGAAACCGGACGCAATCCCGTCTTGCCCTCCGCGTTCAGCGGTTCGGGCGGCGTCCATCCGGAGGCGTCCACCTTCCCATGCTCGCCCGCGCTACCCATACGCTCGGCTTTGGCCTTACGGGCGGCACGGATTTCCTTGGCACTATATTCGGTCATGACAGCGGGTCCTCAGGTGTGGTTGCGATCAACCATATGACGGCGATTGAGAAAACGGAGGCAAACAAAGCCAGGATAATGCCGGTCACGATGGCTTGCCCCGGCCGAACCCAACCCATGCGTAATATCCCCAGCCCTGGCCATTATCGCGGTATTGGACCTGTAGCGGGCTACGCCAAACGATCGTATCCGCCGCCCGCTTCGCATAATGCGCCGTGGCCGCCTGGACGAAATGATCCAACGCTTCCGCCCTGGTCTTGAACCCGAACCGGCAAAATTGCTTGTGCCGTCCCGATTCCAGGCCGGTTCGCACATGCAAAGCCAAAGCGGACACGCGGGCCACGGCATCATTCAACATCTGGTTTCCCCCTCGGGGCTTCGGGCTTTGGCATCTGCCCGGCAATGATATCCTTATCTTTCAACGCCTGTTCATGCGTGACGTGCGACTGTTCCTTCATGACTTCGGTCGCCATCCGCATCCGTTCGATATCGATCTTCGCCGCGTCGGACTTCGCGGATTGCGCCACCGCCGCCTGTTTGTTTTCGTGTTCCAGGGCGATTTGCTTGGCCCGTAAATGGAGATCGGCCGCCTTCAACCCGAGTTCCGCATGAGATGGCCCGGATTGCCCCGCCAGACCGGCCATTTTCGCCTTGGTCTGCGCATCCAGCATCCTGGCATCCGCCGCCGTCTTGGCTGCCTGCGCCTCAATGTCGCCCTGGCGGATTTGCGCCTGAGCTTCCAACAGTTCCGGCGGCGGCGACGCCTGCGCCTGCGGGGGCGCCATGAACTGATCCGGGTTGTTGAACCCAATGGCCTGTAACGCCGCTTTGTCAATCGCAATGGGATCATACAAAGACGGTTGCGCGGCCTGTAGTTGCTTCAAGGCCATGATCTTCATGACCCGTTGCGCATGGCTCGCCGTGTTCGGATCAGCCTGCGGGATCAGTTGGCAGTTTTCCAGCGCGCGCAAGAATGTCTCTTCATCCCACGGATAGGCCTTCTTCCGTTTGCGCTGCCAGAAAGACTTGGGGTTTTCCTTGAACACCCGCGCCAGCAACTGGAATTCCTCAGCCTGAGAAGCATGAAGCCGCTTATGGACTGAATTAAGGATTTTCGTGGCTTGCTCAATCATCGCCAGCGTGGTTCCGACCGGGGCATCCGCCCGGCCTTCCCCGACTTGCTGTTCTGATGTGCCGCCGATCCGCATGCCGGTCTGCGCGATGTTATCCACCAACGCCATGAGCGCCTGTGACGGCTCTTTGTATGGCAACGGCATGATGGCCTGAGAAATCGGCATGCCGCCGGTCTTGACCTGAGCCCCGCCGCCCGGAGGCACGCGGAAGATATTGGTATTCTGACGCCCACCGGCATCCGAAACCAGAAATCCCGGAAAGTTGGAATACATCCCGGCATCCAGCAATTCGCGCCATGCCGCCGTGACCGCGTTCGTCGTGTTGCCGAGGATGTTCAGCAACCCGATATCGTAGAAACCAAACCCAGGAACAAACGTGTATTTGACGAAATCACACCGCGCTTCGGGCAATTCCTGGTCATCTTCATCATAATTGCGGCGGATCGCCAGAACCTGACGGGACGACAGATCGATCGTCACGCAATAGGGGATTTCCAGACCTGACGGCCGCCCCTCATGCTCATGTTCAAACCCCTTGATATCCAACTCGCAATAGCATTCGTATATCTCGCGGTCGCGGTCGTCCGGGTTCATCTGGGCTTGTTCAATGCCCTGTTGCGCCCGCTTTTCCCGTTGCACGCTGTCCAGGTCTTGCATGTGCGGCGCGGACAGGTCCGTATCCGCGTAAACCCCCAGAATTTGCAGCCGCTTGACCGTGGACGGCTTCATCATCGACCGGTGCGTGATCCGGCGCGCGTTGCGGAGGTCCGTGGCCGCCGCGTTCACAATCAGATCGTCCGCGTCCACCGTCTCACTGACCGGCCGGTTGCGAAGCGGACAATAATAGACCTTCTTAAACGCCGTCCCGCCGAACCCCAGCATCAGCAACATGCGATCCGTGTCCGGATAATACTCCGTCGCCGTAGACGTCAGGTAATGGTTCATGTCGTTTTCGAGGGCCGTCGCGAGCAAATCTTCCTCGGCCGTATCCCCATTGGCATCGTCCCGGATTTTGACCGGCCCGTCCGTTGGTAGTAGCTCTGACCGAGCGTTAGCCTGGAAACGTAACACCGCTTCTAACAAAAGCGGATGACGAACCCGGCTGATCCCCTCGACCGGCGCACCATCAGCGGACCCACCCAAACCGGGAATTTCTGTTTTCAGGCCGAGAAGCTGGATACCAAGTGCCCGGCTCTCGATCCAATCCTTCCGGCTGGCCAGATCGTCCCGGATACCCCGCAACAGGTCCTCCGCGATGCGCGACAACTCCATCGCGTCAATCTCATCGACGAGATTGTCAAACCAGGACGCCTTACTTTTCCTGGCCCGCTTGAGCGGCGCACCATCCAGCGTGATCGTCACCGACCCGTCGTCATGCTCGATCTTGATAAGGTCGCCCGCGCCATTCGTCACGTCGCGATCCCCGCCGGGATCGTCGCCATCAACCAACACGTCGCCATCCGAGAACCGCTCACCGGGCGGCGGCGGGGGTTGGCGGATCGAAGGGGACAAACCGGGCGTTAGAGCCATTAGCACCTCTGGCAGAGGCAACTAACGGATATCCCGTCATGTGTCAAGATTGTTGACAACGCCCGTTAGATGGCCTAATAAGGCCGGGACGTCCCCTGGATACCCACTCATCCCCTCTCGTGTCGCACGGAGGGGATTTTTTTATCGGGGCCGCAGCATCGGCACCAATGTTTCGGCTTCTTCGAACGTCCGGGCACCCGCCAGATAGAGCCGATGTGCCACGTAATGATCATTCGTGGCACACATGAGCGGACGGAGGTGCGCTGGTATCATGTCGAAGGCCTGCATCCTCAATTCTGCGCGAGCCTTGATTTCAGCCAGGGGTTCGGGACGGGTCATCTTTCACCCCGGATAAATCTTGTCCAACGCCTCAACAACCTGTTGATCCAACGCTTTCGCCATCGCCCAACACCTTGCTTCAAGATCGCGGTTTTTCATCCGCAAATTTTCGATTTCTCTCGCATGAGGATTATCAGGCGGCGTGAATATACTGTCTTTTCCAATTTTCGCTCGCAACAGTTCGTTTTCAACATACAGAGCAATCCCGATTTTCCCCGCTTCGCTTTCTTCTTTTAACATCATGGCAATTCGGTTTTCAGCTCCATCCAAACGCCGCGTGACATATTCCAGTCTCTTGCGGCACTCGGCCGCGCGCCTGAATGGGTGCCAGAACCGATGAGGTAGATCGTCGGCTTCCAGCCACCATTTCAGATTGTATGGTTTTGTCATCTTTCACCCCGGATAAATCGGCGGCGGATCGCCGCCCGTTGCACGCATCCCATCCGCCGCATCAGCGGCCCATTCCGGCGCACGTTTCAGCATACCCGCGTCGCGAAGGTGGCGCAAACTCATGCTAACGCAATCAACCAAATCGTCGTGCTTCCCCTTCGGAAACACACTCACTTGCTGAATGACCATATCCGCCCACGCTTTGTCCGGGGCGTAGATCATCCCCTCCGCGAACAGATGCGACACCGAGTGCAGCCGCGCCAGTTTATCAATCCGGCCAGGGTTCACCAGTTGGACGGACCAATCCTCATGGCCGAATAGCCGCCGCAATTCCTGCGCCACGGAATGGCCCGCCGCCTTGTCTTCGATCAACAGACGATCCACCTTCATCGCCCGGCAGGTCTGCGCGACCTTCAACACCAGCGCGTGCAATTCCAGCCGCTCAGCCCATGCCGTCATGAGCATGGCGCGCGGCAAGTCGCCGCCGAATTGGTCCGAACGGGACTTGACCTGCATCGCCTCATCAAACCGAAGCGTTTGATCCCCAATATCCATCAATCGCGATCCCGGCGCGGCCCACTTGTTCGCCCATGAGACCATTGCACCGGAAAACACGCCCCAGACCGTCAGCGCGGAAAAGTCGTTCTCGGTCTTTTCGGTGTAGGCGGTATCCAGTGACGCGATAATGAAATCCATCGGCGGGTAAGTTTTCTCAGTGTGAAGCTGCCACCATTCGCGCTTGATGACGCCACCGCCGCGTGGCGCGGGCTCTTGTTGGAACTGTCCGGCGGTCGCATAAATCCCCATCACCCGCTCGTCACGCGCGACCACTTCTTCGGGAAACCGCTCGGGAAACAACAATTCCCCTTCTTCCTCACGCGGATCAACAAAGCCAATCCTCGTTGGGTGTTCCTTCCGCCATAACGTGGCCCGCATTGGCAAGCACAGGTGGTCGTAGCCTAGTTGCCGGTCAAGGATGACCCCAGACACGTCTTCCTCATGCAACCGCTGCATGACCACGACAATCGCGCTACTGTCAGGATTGTTCAGGCGGGTAGGAACCGCCTCCGTAAACCATTCAATGGTTGTCTGACGCATTTGATCCGACGCCGCGCCCTCGACTGAATGGGGATCATCGCAGTTGGCAACCAATACACCATTGCCATTCCCCACAAAGAATGTATGATGATCCTCTACCGTCAAACAAAAGGTCTCATCCACATGTCCGGCGTCCCTCACAAACAATGGAAACCGATTCCTGGCTTTGAAGGACTTTACAGCGTCAGCGATATGGGCCGCGTTCGCAGCGAAGGCCGCATCGTCCCAAGGATCGGAAGGGGAAGCCTCACGATCCCGGAGAAAATCCTTAAAACGCCTCCAACCAAAGGCTACCCGCGATTTAACGCCAACCGGGACGGACAAGCGACGCAAATGTTTGTCCATCAGGTCGTGATGCTGGCGTTTATCGGGCCGCCTGGACCGGGCCAGGAAGTGTGCCATCATAACGGCAACCGCTCGGATAGCCGACTGTTCAATCTTCGCTATGGAACGCGCGCCGACAATATCGCGGACGCCAAACGACATGGGACGTTCCCGGTTTTGGAAAACAGACCGGGCGCGATCCTGACCCGCGAACAAGCGGCCGAGATCGCCATCAGCGGAGAAACCGCCGATACGCTTGCGGCGCGGTATGGCGTCAAACGCGGAACCATACAAGAAATCAGGCGAGGCGCAAATTGGTCCGCGATTACCGAAGGCAAGCGTCGCGGCAGCTATATCTTGCAAGGAGAAGCCACGCCCTGGCATAAATTGACGGCCGATCAGGTCAAGGAAATCATGGCGTCGCATGAAAGCAGCCGCGCTCTTGGCCAGAGGTATGCCGTCAGCCACACGCTTATAAAAGCCATTCGACGCGGGAAAGTTTGGAATACGGTCACTGGCCTGCAAAAGCCCGGCCGCGACCCATCCTCTACCGGTCCAGATCCGATGATCGGGCGTGCATCGGAACCGTGACCCATCGGACAAACCCACTTCAACCAATTGGGATGCCGGGTTCCTGTGCCAGCCGATAACCCGTTTCAGTTCCCGTTTGCCGGTGAGCGGATCGGCGGACCATACTTTGACCGCCGATCTATCCTCGACGATTGAACCAATCGAACGCAACCCATGTTCTGTATGGACCAGTTCATCAGCCGGGAAACAAATCACCCGGTCTCCCCGCGAACCAGTGATAGACCCGGCCGCCACAGCCTGCCGGAACCCCGTCGCGGTGTTTTCAAACTTGGTTTTCTGGTTCTGATCCTTGGTCAGGACGACATGCGGCCATCGGTCCTGAAACCAATCGCTCGACACCAGCCGCCGCATCCTCATACTGTCCCGAACGCCAATATCAAGCGAATGACTGGCGCACAAATACCGTAAATGCGGCATGTTTTGCGGCCCCCATTCCCAGGCGGGCCAGAACACCGACACGCACAGGCTTTTCATCGTCCCGGGCGGAATGTTTATCAACAGGCGATTGTAATCAGGGATTTCCTGCCATGTGATAGCCTCCAGATGCTCGCACATGGCGTCAATATGCCATCCATGGGTATAAGGCTGGCCGGGTTCGACGATCGGCCACGCCAGCCGGATGAACGCCGCCAGACTGTCCGCGCACTCAGCCCGGTCCAACGCGATCAACGCTTGATCCACATCCACGACATCGTGGCCGAGTTGGATCGTGGTCATTTCGCGGGGTCGGACCAACTGACGCGGGTTGCTGATGGCCACAACTGCGCTCGCAACCGCTCAACCTCATTCGCCAGTGCGGTATCCCACCGGATCGGATCGCACAGGCGACGCGGCGAACCGGCGTCCCGCTCACGGATCGCGGCGATGATTTCATTGAGCGTCGGAGGCATGGTGCGGGGCTTCATGTCCCCTTCGCCTTCATCAATGCCCCACGCAACACGGCCCGCTCCTCCGCCGATAGTTTGCCCGCGTCGAATGCAATCGGCGGGGCGTTCGCCATGCCACCCAATGCCAAACCCTGCGGAACTTTGCCTTCCTCTCGGTCCAGCCACTTTTCCGCCGCCATGATCCGCGCGGCGGGCGGCGCTTCTGTGTCCAGCGCGATATCCTCGTAAACCGCGATCATCTGTTCCCGATGCGCCTTTTTACGCCCGGCAACCTCGGGCGGCACCACCGCGACACGGTGGCCGCTTTCCGCGATCAGACCCGCCGTTTTGCTCGCACCCTTGGCCGGGCCGCCCCAGCCATCGCCAAGGCCAGCGCCTTTCGCCGGGCCACCGTGGCCCTTGCCGGTGCCTTTTCGGGCAGACTTTGGGGATGGTTTATCGCTCATGGGTATGGATTATGCCCGGTTTTCGGGGCACACATCAAGCGCGCGGTTTGCATGATCGCATAACGCCAACAGGTCCCTAAGTTCCAGCACCAAGAAAATGGCGTCCGGATCGAAGTTACCATCGCGACCTGACGCCGAAAACGCGCTGAATGATGCGCCGGTTTCGAGCAACTCATCCAGCGATTTCGCCGCTTTATTTGATAGCTTACCTCCCGGCCAAGAGAGTTTCCAATACGACCAATCATTGTCGAGCGTCTCGCCCTTGACGGCCAGCGGCCCAAATGCCCACCGCTCGCCCTGGCAATACAGCGTGCCCGGCGGAAGTTTCAGAAAGTCCGCGCGATTAAGGATTTTCATGCCCATACCTGCAAACGCTCTTGGGTATCACGCACCAAGGTTGCGCGCTGCTCAGCGGTCGGGATGATGTCTCGGGCCGCGCCGATCAGAAAATGTCTCAATACTGCATCCCTCCATCCCGAAGTCATGCTCCGTTCTACGCCAACCCATCGGGCCGCGCAATCAGATTTTTTCGCCTACACGCAAATTAGTTGTTGACGGATGGCGCGTGGTGGGCCATAACGGTTGCACGGCAGCGGCGATCAGGTCGCGCCAAAACGGAGATAGACCGATGACTGTAGCGCAAACCATTCTTGACCAACTCGGCGGCCGCCGCTTTTTGGCGATGACCGGTGCAAAAGACCTGGTTGGTTCCGAAAATTCCCTGGCCATGCGCGTTCCCGGCGCTCGCAAGCTAAACATGGTCCGCGTGACCCTGACCGGCGCTGACGACTACACCGTCGAAACCATGAAATATCGCAGCCTGACGGTTACTTCGGTTGCGACCGAGACCGGCATTTACGCTGAAGAACTCCGGTCTTCGTTTGAACGGATGACCGGGCTTTACACTAGCCTCTAACACCCAACCCGGGGCTCCGGCCCCGCACCGAGGGAAATGATAATGGCACGTTATCAACCAGAACACCCACCAAGCCACTGCGGCGGCTTCGACCTGACTGGCCACATTGGCCCGCTGCCCGGTTTTGAGGAACTGGTCGCCAATCCGCAATGGCCGATGTATTCGTATGACCGCCCGGCCACGATGCTTTGG